CTTTCGTGTTGATGTCTCGCTCATTGGGAGACATGCCCGGGTCTGAGAATGTAAAAACGCCTGCGTTTTTCTCAGTGGGTTGCAAGGTTCGGTCGGGGTTTATTCACTTTGCGGAGTTGTTGGGTGACATCTATGGACGTCACTTCCCAATTCCTGTGATCCCTTCCGGACCTGATTCTTGTCGAACCCTCAAGCAGTTCTGTTGCGGACTGATTGAGGGGGATCGGTCTCATATATGGCATAGCGCAATGAATGGAATGTCCCGCGACACTCGCACTTCCATTTCTATGTCATTATTTCTATTTCGGAAATGTATACCATCCCCGAAACCCGATTGTGATTCTTATCTTGAGAAGATGCGACGGGAGAGTCCGTTGCCGGACGGTCGCTTCCTGAAGTTTGTTCAAGATGAGATAGGGAGGATGTTCCCTCCTGGATGGGATAAGGAGTATTATCCCAACGCGTGCTTTAGTAGTGTCCTGACTACTAGCAGCTGCGTCCAGCGCAGTCGGTCTAAGGGCGGTTGTAGGTTGGAAGTTTTATCGAGAAATGACCGCTGGAACAGTCATTTCGAGTTCATTATGAGGTCTCTCAGTGAGGAGACTGCGGTGAAACTTCTTCCGTCCCGCGTTAGTGCGGTCGAGACGGGGGGTAAGTGGAGGATCATCTCGTCTGGTGACGTCGAGTTGAACATGTTACGTCCTCTACATACTGCTATTTACAACCGGATTAGCCGTTTCGATTGGCTTCTCCGTGGAGAAGCCGATGTAGGCAAGTTCAAAAGATTTGAGAGCGTGAGCGGTGAGGTCTTTGTCAGCGGCGACTATGAGAGTGCCACTGATAATCTCAATATATGGGTTCAGATGTTGATACTGAGACGTTTATTGAGGGGTACGATGTTCGTACCCGACCACATCAAAGATCTTGCCTATAGGTCGCAGGAGATGGACATTTGCGCCGATGCGCGAATCGTGCGACAGCGAAGCGGTCAATTGATGGGAAACCTCCTCTCTTTCCCTCTTCTGTGCCTGGTCAATTACCTAGCGTTCCGCTACTACACAGGCACAGGAGCCAAGGAGATCCCGGTCAAGATCAACGGGGACGATATTGTGTTCCGGTCACGTCCAGACGTGGCAGATCGTTGGGAGAGAGGGGTGGTAGGATCCGGCTTGACCCTGTCGGTTGGGAAGACGGTGCGCTCTTCCCGTTACTTTTCTTTGAACTCGAAAATGTTCAAGGCGAAGGGTGGTTTACCCCATCTTTTGCCTTCCATCCGTTCAACCGCCTTCGGATTCG